CGTATAATAATAACAATTTTTTCGGTGTTTTTTGGCGATTTTCTGTTCTAAAAATCCCCAAATTTGTTCTAAAAATCCCCAAAAATGTTTTTGGTGTCAAAAATATTTATTATAAATGTTCATATTACTCGTATAATAATAACAATAATTATAAACTTATTTCGGTGTTTTTTGGCGAGTTTTTCTGTTCTAAATATTAGAACAAAAACGCGCCAAATTTCACCAAATTTCACCAAATTAATATTCAGCATAAAATCCTTAAATTAATAATTAGTGGGTTTTTTGTGTCAATATTTTATACTGACATAAAAAACCCCAAAAAATACTGATCATAAAAATTTTTAAAAAGTTTTACTTATTACAGCATTTATAATTACATATATTACAATAAAAATATGGGGTTTTTATGTCAGTATTTTGTCAGTATTTTATACTGACATAAAAAACCCCCAAAAAATAGTGATCAAAAAATCCTTAAAAATATTTGTTTATTACTGCATTTATAATTACATATATTACAATAAAAAATATGGGAATTTTTTGGGGTAATTTTCTGTCAGTATAAAATATTGACACAAATACTGACATAAAAAACCCCAAATGTGTTATTATAAAATAGATTTAAAATTAAAAATATATTAACAAAAATGGTAAAATATATTTGTGAAAAATGTGGAAAAGAATTTTCAAATAAATTTCGGTATGATTCTCATAATAAACGAAAAACCCCTTGTAAAAAAGTAAGGGATGTAATACAAACAACAGGATTAAAAAGAAAAACCATAGATAAATATTATACATCTGAAATAATAGTAAATGAGTGTATTAATAAAATAAATGAAAAAATAAAAATAAATGAAAAAGATTTATGTATTGAACCAAGTGCGGGCAATGGTTCATTTATAAAAGGTATAAAATCCCTATTTGATAATTATAAATTTTATGATATAGAGCCGGATAATGAAATGATAATAAAACAAGATTATTTAGAATTAGACTATAATAGGAGTATAAAAGAATTCAAAAAAGTTCATGTAATAGGAAATCCCCCATTTGGTCGCCAATCATCCTTAGCTATAAAATTTATAAAAAAGTCATGTGAATATGCGGATAGTATATCATTTATATTACCAAAAAGTTTCAAAAAAGAAAGTTTGAAAAAGCATTTTCCTTTAAATTATCATTTAGTTTATGAATACGATTTACCAAAGAATGCGTTTCTAGTAGATGATGTTGTATATGATGTACCATGTGTATTTCAAATATGGATAAAGAGAACAACAAATAGAGAAAAGCCTGAAAAACAAGTTCCTACAAATTATAAATTTGTAAAAAAGGACGAAAACCCAGATATATCTTTTAGACGAGTAGGTGTGAATGCGGGTAATATAGATAAATCAACAGAGAATAAGTCAATCCAATCACATTATTTTATAAAATTAGATATAAAATTAACAGACTCGTTATTAAAAAAATTAAATAAAATAGATTATGAATGTAAAAATAATACATGTGGGCCAAAATCAATATCAAAACAAGAATTGATAAAAGAATTTAATAATATAATTCGATAAAAAAAATAATAAAAAATGTGTAGTATTTTTAGATGGAAGATATAAAAAAGGTTTCTGTAGATTTAACACCAAAAAAGAAAAAGGAAGAAAACGAAGAAAAGGAAGAAAAAAAGAAACCAAAAGAAAAAACAAAACGAATAATAACGATAGAAGAGAAATGGGATTTTAATGAAGAAGATTTGTGTAGTTCTCGTCAATTAGAATATATAGAAGAGTTATTAGATGATAAAAAGAAATACTCCAAAGAGAATAAATACATCTATCAAAGTCTGAAACAAAAATTAAATAGCTATCGTAATCAAGATCAAATAAAAGACCGCTATGTGGAATCAGAGTTTATAAAGATAGAAGAAGTAATAGAATTGTTAAAGGAATGTAATAACACGTGTTTTTATTGTAAAAAGTTGGTAAAGGTATTATATGAACTAGTTAGAGACCCAGAGCAATGGACGTTAGAAAGAATAGATAATACAATAGGTCATAATAAAGGTAATTTAACAATAGCATGTTTAAGTTGTAATTTGGGTAGGCGTACAATGCACCAAAATCGTTATGTATTCACAAAACAATTAAATATAGTTAAGAAATCAGGGTAAAAGATTGCATAACAAAATAATAGCTAAGAATATTCAATAAGTAATCAAAATGACATTGAATGATATTGAGAAGGAATGGTGCGAAAATTACAATCGCGATTCGTTAGGAGAAGAGTTACTAAAAGAAACCGAAGTATTTGGTAGCAATAGTAACCGAGATGTGAATAAAGTAATTGAATTAATAAACAAAGGAGTGGATGTGAATTATCAAGGTAAGAAATGCCAAGAAACAGCATTAATGAATGCGAGTGAGCATGGTGATATAGAAATAATGAAGGTATTATTAGAAAACGGTGCCAATGTAAATTTAAAAAGTCATAGTGGAAACACAGCATTAAATTATGCGGTAGATCCATTACGTTCGTTTAACGGTTATCAACAACCAGATTCAGTAAAATTACTGTTAAAACATCGTCCGAATACGAATGTTCTTGGTACCTTTTGGATCGCGGTAGATATTTATGAAATGTTCGAAGGTAGTAATGCGGTAGCGACGTACATAGTAACTTTACTACAAAAATATCTAAGGTTTAATAGCAAACTAATGGGAAGTTTAGTAGTTCAAAAAGGAAGAACACCTGAAGGAAAACCATTATTATCACGAGCGAAGAGAGATATAACAACATTAATATGTGAATTCCTAGGTGTAGGGTTCGTAGCGGAGAGTTAGTATGTAAAATATAATAAAAAATAATAAAAATTTTTTTATTATAATATAGAAAGTGATATATAGATAATATTATAGAAACATACAAAATGAATACAACAAGTACAAAAATACAAGATAATCATAAACTAATATATGAGAGATTAGAATTTTTTCATAAAAATAATAAAATCCCTCATATAATATTTCATGGAGAGTCAGGCTCAGGAAAGCGATATATCGTGGATAAATTCATTCATTTAATTTATAATTCAGATAGAAAACGTATAAAAAATAATGTAATGACAGTAAATTGTGCTCATGGAAAAGGTATAAAGTTTATTCGCGATGAATTAAAATTTTTTGCGAAAACAAATATTCAATCAAATACAGGTTCTTCGTTTAAAACAATAACATTAATAAATGCTGATTTTTTAACAATAGATGCTCAATCAGCATTACGTCGTTGCATAGAATTATTTAGTCATAACACCCGTTTTTTTATAATAGTGAAAAACAAGCAAAAGTTGTTGTATCCAATATTATCTCGTTTTTGTGAAATTTATATTCCCGAATTTATAGAAAAAAACGAGATAAAAAATTTACATCAATATTTGATCTTAGATAAATTACCAAAAGCAGTAAATGGTCATATAGAATGGTTGAATAAAAATCTAGATAAAGAAAAAATAAAAGGGCACATGTATTTAATGGATTTAGCAAATGATTTTTACCAAGAAGGATATTCATGTTTAGAACTAATAGAATGGATAAAGGAAACAAAAACAATAGATAATCTATTAAAAAATGAAATAATAATATGTTTTGACACAATAAAATCAGAATTTAGGTGTGAAAAATTATTGATATTATATTTGTTGGATTATTTATTTTTACGTTCAAAACCATCTTTAAAAAGTGTCTTCTCAATATAATTAGATGGACGATTTCGTAATCTCAAATTTACAAGAATCTAGGAATGAATGGTGTAGTCGATTAGTAAGTATAATGACCCCATTAATATTAGGTGGTATAAAATCAATATTTAACGAAGCATGGAAATTATGTGTAGATAATGACGAACCAAATAAATATTTGATGACTTTTCAAAATTTATTATCAAGAATCCCAAAATGGAATAATGAAATAATAGAAGATGAACGAAAACGAATAATAGAAAGAAGTGGTTGTAATTATTTAGAAGACTTAATAACATGCGTTCATATAATCCAGTTAAAGGTCTTAACATGTATTCGTGTAGGAAACAAACAAAAAAAAATAGATATATCAATCCCTAAATTAGATAATTTTATTCACAAGGTTTATATAAACGTAGCTCGTAAAACATATTCAAATGTATATTTATTTGATAAGAATATAAGTCCTCTTCAAATTCAAAAGAATACGCGTGAATTAGAACAAATAATTCAAGAATGTATATTAATCTCAATCCGCGATAGTATTCCAACTGAAGCAATAATTCGTGCTTATATGGATGAAAGTGTAGAACAAGAAGAAGAAGTAATAATAGAGGATATACCAGAAGAAGAAGTAAAAGAAGAAGAAAAGAAAGAAGAAGTAAAAGAAGAAAAGAGAGAAGAAGAAGAAGTGCCAAGTATAGTTCCCTCAATCCAAAATGTAGATGAAGAAGAAGTAGTAACAAAATTATCATTTAATGATATGGATGCGGTATTAGATGAACAGAATGAATTACAGACAATAGAAGCCCCAAAATCAATAGAAAGATTAGAAGAATTAAGTACAGAAAGAGCTCTAGTAAAGCGTCTAGAAGAAGAATCAGATGATGATGATGAAAGAATAAAAATATCAACAGAAAACATAAATTTAGATGGTTTCGACGATCTAACACCAATTCAACCAAGTTTGCCAGAACAAGAAAATATAATATTAAATGATGTAGAAGAATTATATTAAAAATTTAGGATATAATGCGTGTAAAAATTGATAAAAAAATCCAAAAATTAAGTATAAGTAATGGAAAGGGCATTAATTTTAGCATTTTTAATAACATTATTATTTTTTGTCTCAAAAATCATAGAAATGAAATATATAAGTAAAGAATGGAAGCCATTAAAGATAGTAATACGTGATTCAGTAATAGTATTTATAAGTGGGTTTATTTCAATAGTGTTATTTTTTATGTCAAATGGAGATGTAACTGATTTCTTTAATGTAATAACAGAAAATAAAACATTAAAACCCTCAGCAACCGAGGTATTTACAGGTGAGCCAGGTTTCTAATTATAATATTATACAATTTAATAATATAATTAATGATTATAAAATTGCAATACTTAAAAAAGTATAGTTTATATATAATAATATAATAAAAAAGATGAGTTTTGCGACTTATATTAATAATTTTAAACGGGATGGTATAAAAGTATTAGATGGAATAAGTGAATCGAAATATGCGAATTTAATAAAAAAGGCAAATGAAGCTTATTATAATAATTCCCCTTTGATGACAGATAATGAATTTGATATAATAAAAGAATATTTCGAAAGTAAATATCCCGATAATCCAGTATTAAAAAATATTGGTGCTCCAATAACGAAAAACAAGGTATTATTACCATATAATATGCCTTCAATGGATAAAATAAAGCCAGACACGGATGCTTTATCAAAATGGATGAAAAAATATACAGGAGATTATGTATTATCTTGTAAGTTAGATGGCGTAAGTGGTATGTATTCAACCGAGAATAATAAGGAAGAGTTATATACACGTGGAGATGGTAAAATAGGTCAAAATATAACACATTTATTATCAGTATTAAATTTACCAAAAGTAAAGGATATAGTAGTTCGTGGTGAATTTATAATAAAAAAAGAAGTATTTAATGAAAAATATAAATCAAAATTTTCAAATTCAAGAAACTTGGTATCTGGTATAATAAATAGTAAATCAATAGATAAAAAAATAAAAGATATGGATTTTGTAGCGTATGAAATAATAAAACCGGTATTAAATCCGAGTGATCAAATGAAATTATTAGAAAAATTAGGATTTAAAACAGTGCGTAATGCGGTATTTGTAAGTTTAACAAATGAATTATTATCTCAAATGTTGATTGATTGGAGAAATAATTATGAATATGAAATAGACGGTATAATAGTGAGTAATAATAAAATTTATACTAGAACAGATAAAAATCCCGAACATTCATTTGCGTTTAAAATGGTAATATCAGAACAAATAGCAGAAGCAAAGGTAGTAGATGTAATATGGAACGCTAGCAAAAGTGGATATCTAAAGCCTCGAGTTCGTATTGAACCAATAAATATAGGTGGTGTAAGAATAGAATATGCTACAGGATTTAATGGAAAATTTATAGAAAGTAATAAAATAGGTATAGGTGCGGTAATTCAATTAATAAGAAGTGGAGATGTAATACCATATATAAAATCAGTAACAACTGAAGCGGAGGAAGCGAAAATGCCAAATGTTCCATATCATTGGAACGAAACAAAAGTAGATATAATATTAGATAATGTAGAAGATGATATGACCGTATTAGAAAAGAATATAACAAGTTTCTTTGTAGGTATAAAGGTAGAAGGATTATCAACAGGAAATGTAAAAAGATTAATGAATGCGGGTTATGATAGTATAATAAAAATAATAAATATGAAAAAAAAAGATTATGAAGGAATAGAAGGATTTCAACAAAAAATGATAAATAAAATATATGATGGTATAAAAGAAAGATTGAAAGACTCATCATTAGTAGATATAGTAGCGGCGTCAAATATCTTAGGAAGAGGGATAGGAAAACGTAAATTGGAACCTATATTTGAGAAATATCCAAACTTATTTACATTATTAATTTCAAATGAAGAATTAAAATTAATGTTATTATCAGTAAATGGAATAGGTGAAGAAAATGCGAATAGTATAGTAGAAAATATGAAAAAGATGAAGGTATTTTTAGCAAAAGCCAATTTATTATACAAACTGTGTGAAAAATCTGAAAGTAAAATAACAGAATCAGATTCAATAAAGGTAAAAGAGCATGTATTAAATGGAAAATCAATAGTAATGACAAAGATAAGAGATAAAACAATATTATCAGCATTAGAAGAATATGGTGGAAAATTAGAAAATAATATAACAAAGAAAACATTTGTATTAATAACAAAAAGTCTGGATGATGTATCATCAAAAACAAATAAAGCAAAAGAACTAGGAATACCAATAATGGTTCCAGAAGAATTTATAAAAAAATATTTGTAAAGTTATCTAATTATTTCATTATGACATGGTGGTATAAGGTAAATATCAGTTTTGTTTGAAAAACGCACACGTTTTTTATTAGATTTTATAACATGTGTAGGATATAAAGGTTTTATAAATAAAACATTAACATGAGGTGTTAATTGTCTAATACAGTTCATTTTTTATATTATTAGGATATAAAAAATGAAAATACTTTAAATATATGATGGTAATATATCAATATCAATTAAATTAGTAGCATCATCTTTATCATATAAAAATTGTTTAAAAAAATCAAATTTTAATTGATTTTGTGGAGTGTGATTATGAACAGTTCTAGCAATCATTTTATATAATTTAAATTCAGGGTATCTTTCTTGACCATTTTTTTTATATAAAAGGTTTTTATCATTATCATCGAGACACCATCTATAAATAGTTTTTTGTAGTTCATCATATTCGTTAATATTATCATCCGGAATAATAAAATCATAAATAGAACAACCAAGTCTGCATAAATCAAAACTCATATTAGGCTCAAGTCTAGGTTTAGAATCATTAAAAAAAGGTTCAATATTATATTGTGAGTTAGCATCACCACTAGGTGCGAAACTATCACTACAATAAATAGTTTTATTAAATTTATATATACTACGTCCAAAATCAATAATTTTGTATATTTTACCGTGTGTTGGAACCTTATATATAAGATTATCAAATTTATAATATATAAACTCTATATCAGTATTAATATACATAACGTTGTTGGTATGTAAATCATTATGTGTAAATGAGAACATATGTTGAAAAGCAATAAGTGACATGATAATTTGCATAAGTGCGCTAGCAGCAATATCAATAGATATAGAATTGGTAGTAAATAAATCATCAAATGTTCCATCACATTTTTCAATACAAATCATTTGAACAGGAAAATTATTAATATATGCGTATTGTTCATTATCTGAATCATCTGTATATAACAAAGAATCTTCATCAGAATCTTCATCGGAATCAGTTTCCCATATAGATTCTGATGAAGATTCATCATTTTCAGAATCAGTAGTATATGCGATAGAACTGTTTTCTGAGTCAGAATCATTATTCGATTTAGAATTCTTATTTAAATTATTATTATATATGATATAATTATCAATATCATTGTCATTATTTTCATTACTAATATCATCTGTAATAAGTTCATGAATAGAAATAGAAGAAATATTATGATTATTTTTAGAAATTCGTAATTTTAATTTATTAGATCTAGAATCATTATTAAAATTACACAAGTTAATATTTTCTAATGTAAATAATGTATTAATATTATCATTA